GCCCATTTTGGGGCGGCGATACTAGCGCACGCGTTGTCAAAGCGGTTGCATATGAGGGCGCAGCCATAATTAGAAATGAATTTGGTCAGTGGATTTATGTGAAGCGAAATAATGAGGGATATCCGACATGGCGAAGAGAAATACACGATCGCGCTCAAATGCGTCTCGCAATCAAGGGCGAATTTCAACGCCCAAGAAAATTAGCTATCAGTTATTAAAAACACCCAGCACCTATATATCCCAACAGGTACCAGGGCGAAGCTTGCGGAGCCCTAGTGCCCAGCCGTTAAATGCCGCACCAACAGTGCGGCAGAGGCAGGAACGCTTAAAAAAGCAACAACTGCTTGCGGAGCAATCGTCTGACAAGGCGCGCAGGAAAAAAAAGTTGGTTTGTAAAGAGCGGCCTGATTCTAAAAAGGCGTCAAGGGGTACGGGAGGAAGTAAAAAATTCGTTCCGTGGTGCGATAGAAGGGGTTGACAACTAAATCAAGCTGATTCTACAACAGGGAGAGTAACGAGCGCTTAACATACTATAGATTATGCGCGTAAACGTTACTGGAACGTAACAGGAGTGCATTAATGTTAGATAGAATTTTAATTATGAAGGGCTTAAAAATATTTGCCCCTATCGTAATTACAGCCGCGGCTGTTTACGCAGCGGCAAATCATCCAGAGACATATGCCTCCTTTTGTGAAGGGAGACAATAATGGTTGGTTTTTTAACACCATTTTTTGCGGCGGTTGGTAGTAAGGCCGCAACGTTTGGAGTTACAAAGGTTGCGCTTGGTCAAGCTGCACTTGGCGCTGGTGTTGCAATGGCTGCGAGTGCAGTTATGAACAAATCAGCGGACAACAGTCCGCAAACAACAACAACAACAAGTACAAGCCGCACGAATTTTCAAGAAATGCGTGATGACGCTATAGCTGCGGGTTATAACCCTTTGACAGCTTTGAGAATGACGGGTGCTGCAGGTAATGTAACAACAACGGGTACAAGCGTAATAACTACCCCTGCCCTATCGTCGCGAGCGATATTGGGCCGCGCAATTGGCGCGGGGTTGAATTCACTCGGTAAATCAATTTCTTCGTATGACCCGTTGATTGAAAAGCAAAAGCAATTGAATATTGCGCTTGCAGAAAAACAGTTAAAAACAAAAGACAATAGCTTTGAAGATTCTCGTGTGCCTCTTTCGAGGGATGGGAAGGTTTTAAAAGATATGTACGGTCAAACTATATATCAGGCGCCCGAAGGTACTGAGGCGGTGCCTATGTATATTAATGTTTACGATCAAAACACAGGTCAATTATTCCCAATAATTAACCCAGAGTTGACAGAAGCTGGACCAACGGAACTTGCAGCTGGCATGGGGATGATCGCCGCATCAAAAACGGCAACAGAAGCAGGTACTAAGGTTAATTTGGGTCCAATTTCATTTAGCAGCGATCCGTTAGGATTTAATCGAGGAATTTCGATCGCTGGATGGGGCAATTCGGTCTTTGTGAGACCGCAATTGCGTTTTGAATAATGGGCGAAATTATTGTTGAAATACTGTTCATTACGGCGCTTTTTGCAGCAGTTTTGTTCATATGAAGAAACGTAAGCCGTGCGCGGCTTGCGCTAAAATTAGGGCTAAAATGAAAAGGATAGTCAAAAAATGGAAACGATGATTACAAAAATGAAAGCGACGCCTATCAAGGCGGAGCGGTCGTTGCGCTTAGATACTAAGCGCGTGTTAACGAGTGGGAATGCTGGCAAAATTTTGCCGCTGACCTATGTGCCGTTATTGCGTGAAGACGCGGTTCGGTCGGGTAAAATGTCTTTTACTTTTGAGATGGCAGAGACAGCGGAAACATTGTTGAATGCAGTCAACGTTGACGTAAAAGCATATTTTGTGCCCTTTTTGGCATTCGATCGGTTTAATGGTATGGACCAATTGAACCGTAGTTATATGGGTGTCGCAGAATCCGAGGGCGGTACGCCTGTTCCGTTTTTTGAAACGGCGGCGTTTGGTGCATATGGATCAAACGCAGTGTATTCTACATTGGGCATGCATGCGACACCTACAACTCAAGTTAATACAGCGGTTTTAGAGTCTTATAATTCAATCGTGAATTTTAGACGCAAGCAGCGTTCAACACTGTTGACGCAGCGAAACCGTTACGACGTTACATTGGCTGAAGCGTTTTGGAAACATTCTGCAATGAAACATATCGTTCCGTCGTTTGACGAAGCGATGATCGATGGAGAAGTTCCTATTGGCGGTGCAGGTAATGGTCAAATTATTGCGCCGGCTAAGTCTTATTACAATGCGACGGGGCAACTCGCGGATGGCTCTACTGCTTCTGCGTATGCACCTTTCTCATTGACTACAACTGCCCATGCTGACGGCACAAATATCATTTTCGATGATATTATGGCTGAAATGAGCGGCAGTGGGACTCGTTTAACTTTGTCTAATATTGAAATGGCAAAGAAAACTGCAGCATTTGCTCGTATGCGTTCCGCTTATCAAGGTTTAGATGATGACTATATCATCGATCTTTTAATGAGCGGCATTAATATTCCGGAGCAAATGTTGCAAAATCCGCTGTTGATTGCAGAGCAGAGTACAGTCTTTGGTTATCAAAAGCGGTTTGCAACTGATAGTGCAAATTTGGATGAAAGTGTTACTACAGGTGTTACGCAAATTAACATGAATATTCGTGTTCCACGGATGAACACCGGAGGTGTTCTTATGGTAACTGCGGAAATTACACCTGAGCAATTGTACGAGCGAACAAAAGATTGTTTCTTCCATAATTCAGATGTCGACTATTTGCCAGAATTTACACGGGATTATTTGGACCCCGAAAAAGTTTCGGTGGTCACAAATGAATATGTAGATGTGTCACATTCTGATCCAGATAGCACTTTTGGTTATGCACCGCTCAACCATGAATGGATGCGTTCAACGCCAAATATTGGCGGCAAGTTTTTGCGGCCTGAAGTGAATACGGCGTTTGACGAAGATCGGCAACGTATTTGGGCAGTTGAGACGGTTGATCCAACTTTGACAGAAGATTTTTATCTTTGTTCAAACATGCACCAAAAAGTGTTTTCTGATACCGCAAGTGATGGTTTTGAAATTCTCGGTCTCGGGCAATTTCAGATTGAAGGAAATACAGTATTTGGCGCGGCAATCAATGAAGCCACAGACGATTATGATCAAGTTTTGGCAGATGTTGATCAGACGCGTATTGATCAGACAGCATAAGGAAAAACGCTATGCAATTATTCAAAATTAAAGGCCTTGAAGAATGGGTCAAGGTGTCACCGTCGGAAATTTTAGAATTTCCGGCGGGTTACAACGGTCGTGTTATTTCTTTGCAGGTCAACACTTCTGAGCGTGTAGAAATATACGCAAGTGACAGCGACGATATGTCTAACGAGAAATTGTTGGCAAGCGCCGACGGTTTGTTCGAGGTCAACGTGTCGTCTCGCGGTACTTTGTTTGTCCAGGTGCGATCGAAAGGTAAAGGTACCGTTGTCTTTCTTAAAACGAAAACAGCGGACCACCGTGTCCACCAAATTAACGAAACGAAGTTTACTTCTATTGAAACTCGCCGCCGTCGCAATAGCGACGTGGATCGAATGATGATGCTTATGCAGCTGAATGAGAGGCGGCGCGATGAAACAATGAAGGCGGAAATCGATGCAGTTCGTAAAGAGGCTGCTGCAGTTATTGCTGCAAAAGCAGCTGCAGAGGAGGTTATTGAAGATGATGCAGAAGGTGGATCTGGAACAGTTCAAGAGCCAGTTTCTGGGTCATCCGAAACGCCTTCAGAAGCGACCGGAGACGCATCAGCAAGCGATAAAAACTCTTAATGATTTAGAGTTTATTCGCAGCCGTAAGTATGCCGACCAACAAATGAGGGCTTCGCGCGTAGGCGCGGACCCTTTGATTGTAGAGTTTGAACGAAAGTTTGTTAAAGCTCTAAAGGCATACGGAATTCCGTTCTTTGCGCATGAGTTCGTCCGTGATGAGGCACGACAGAATGAGTTAAAAGATCGGGGAGTGTCGCGGGCTGCTTGGGGGCAGTCCGCGCACAATTTCGGCTGTGCTGTTGATATAATTCATAGCACGCGTGGTTGGCAATTGTCCGAATTAGAATGGAATGTAATCGGTTTAATTGGCCAAGAGACTGCGCGGAAAATGAATTTAAAAATTACATGGGGCGGCGATTTTAAATCGCTGTACGACCCTGCCCACTGGGAACTTGAGGGCTGGGAGAACGTAGCACCATTTTAAGAAACCTAAGGCGTTCTCCCGCGCCGAAGGTAGCCCCGATCCCCCCGGAATCTCCATGTAATGGAGGGGGGATTGGGGCGGAACATATACACCCCTTGTTAGTATATGCAATTAGTGACAGGAAATGATGACCGATGTGCATTGCACCATGTAATCTAAATGAAAAAGGTCTCGTTGACTGTCGCTATTGTTGGCAATGCAGAGCAAACCGGGTAAACGATTTAATTGGTCGATGCATTGCCGAAACCCATACTTCAGCTGGCGCGTTAAGCGTAACGCTGACTTATGGGGATGGAGACATCGCCAAAGCGTCAATTTTGTATTATCCTGATTTTCAGGTAATGATGAAAAGATTGCGCTCCGCTGGTTACAAAGTGCGATACATTGTGACTGGCGAATACGGGTCAAGAAAAGGTCGGGCCCATTGGCACGCAATACTATTTTTTGAAGGTAAAATTCCCGATGTCGAATTAGAAAAACGAATTGATTGGAAGCCGTGGGGCCATGGGTATGCATGGTTCGAAAAACCGGATTACAAGTCATTTCGTTACGTTTTAAAATATGTGCTTAAAGATCA